CCTTTATTAAAAGAAGGAAAAACCTTCCAACAACCTCTATCTGAGAATCTTTTATATCATATCAATAAGAAGAAACCATTAACAGAAAATACTTTTAGATACGGTTCACCTGCTTTTTTAAACCTATGGAAAGAAGCTAGAAAATTATATTCTAGGGATGTTATTGATTTAGGGGCAGAAGATAAACAAATTATAACCGAGACTAATTTAGGTGAATATGGTTTATACGAAGGTGAATTAGTACCGTTAGATTTACCAATGCTTAAAGAAGAGGATTTGATAGAAGCTAAATACCAAGGCAAGGAAGTTCAATTAAATAAACCACATAGAGGAGGTACTAAGAAATACTTCGTTTATGTAATGAATCCTAAAACTAAAAAAGTAAAAAAAGTAAGCTTTGGTGGTACAACAGGATTAAATGTTAAAATTGATGATCCAAAAGCAAGACACTCTTTTGCTGCCAGGCACAAATGTGCACAAGAAAAAAATAAACTAAGCCCTAACTACTGGGGATGTCATATTGGAAGATATTGGAAATCCTTAGGAGGATCTAAAAACTTTTCAGGATATTGGTAACCTATTTATAATAACACCGCATGAAAACAAAATTAAAATCACTAAATGAAATACAATCTGCATCTCAGACAGATGTAAGAATCCCTGCTACTTTAGACCCACAGGTAGTAATGTTGTTAATGGAAAGATTGAAAGATGAGTATACTGCTCACTACTTCTATAGAAACGCTACCAACTGGTGTAAAGACAAAGCATACAACAAGGCTGCTGCTTTTTTTGAAGCAGAGGCTGCAAGTGAATTAACTCATGCAGAAAAGATACAACAGTATTTAGTAGACTGGAATGTATTGCCGGTGATTGCACCAATTAAATCTATTCCAAGTTACGCAAACCTTATCGATGTTATTAATAAAGCATATGATATGGAGCTTAATTTATTATTAGCATATAATTCAAATTCACAAGCAATATTCCCAACCTGCTTATCAACATTTGATTTTTTACAGAAACTAAGAAAAACACAAGTAGAAGCAGTAACTGAATATTCAGACTTATTAAATGCTGCACAGCTTGTAAACGTTTCTAATCCTTTCGAGGTTCTTTATTTCGAAAATCAATATTTCGGAGGCTAATATGGACAACCTACAACTCCTAGTAAGAAAAGTCTTACAGGAACGCAGTCTTAGAGACTGGATAAAGGAGAAGTGGGTTCGAATAGATTCAGATGGTGATATTGTAGGAGCTTGTGGAACTTCAAAGGACAAACAAAAACCAGATAGATGTCTTCCTCAGGCAAAAGCACAGTCATTGACAAAATCTGAGAGAGCAGCTACAGCTCAAAAGAAGAAAGCAGCTAAAGGGCAGTTTGTTTCTAATACAAAAAAAGCAAAGGTTACTGAAGCATTGCAGATTTTAGAGTCCGATTACACACCAACAAATAAAAAACTATGGTCTAGAGCTAAATCAGCTGCTAGAGCTAAATTTGATAAATACCCATCAGCTTATGCAAACCTCTGGGCTTCTAAGTGGTATAAGAAAAAAGGGGGTAGTTGGAGAAAGAAAAGTAAAAAATGAGACTATTAGATATATTAAACGAAGTAAAGCAAACGATTGAAGATTTTGCAAGCACTAGATTAAAAGGTGCAGAAAGTATAGCTGAGACCACCCATAAGAAGGGCGGTTTATCATTATTAACTTATAGACATTACAAAGTTAAACTTCCATATTATAAAAAAGCAGCAGCCGGAAAATTAGATAAAGATGCTGCTAAAAAAGAATTTGAAGAAACTTACAAAAAAATATCTTTAGGTATGACTCAAACTCAATTTCAAACCGAAATGGGACGTTTAGAGGTACTAGGGGAGTTACTAATAGAAGATAAACTATAACAAATTAAACGATATATTTATAATAACAAAACAAACAATATGGAACCAATAGCACCGTTAGTATCTTTCTTGTTACATTCAAGAACTCAAGCACATATTTTTCACTGGCAAACTCTTTCCTTCGCTGAACATAATGCATTGAATATGTACTATGATGGAATCGTTGAATTAGTAGATGGATTAGTAGAAACATACCAAGGAAAATATGGTATTATTAGAGGGTATTCAAACTACACACTTTTAGAATATACAGATAAAAATCAACTAATTGTTTATTTTGAATCTTTAGTTAATAAAGTTACTTCTTTAAGAGTGGGATTAAAAGATTCTTATCTCCAAAATCAAATAGACACGATTATGGAATTGCTAGAATCAACTCTCTACAAGTTAAAAAACTTAAACTAATAAAACCACAGTAATCAAATCATGATTAACTTGTTAGATATACTAAGCGAAGCAGAGATAGCAAAATGCCCTGCACCTACTCAAAACATTGAATTAAATCTTCAGAATAGACAGAAGGCAATTAATGAGTACGGCTACGGTCCGCTAAATCCAAACGAACCTAACGAAAAATTCTGGCAAGCTAAAGTGGATATGTGGAAATTAGATTCTGTAGAGGAAGCTAAAAAATCAAGATGCGGTAATTGTGCTGCATTTGATCAAACTACTAAAACATTAAATTGTATTGCAAAAGGAATAGGTAATGATGAAGGTTCTGAGAATCCTTTTGATGTTATTGAAGCAGGAGATTTAGGCTACTGTAGGTTTCTTAAGTTTAAATGTGCAGCTGCTAGAACTTGTGATGCCTGGGTTGTTGGAGGTCCGATAACAGACAAGAAGAATGTTAAAACTAAATAACAGTGTACTTAACTCTAATCCTTATTGGTCTATACCGCTAAGTAAATTAGAAGCCCCTAAACCAGAGGAGTTAGAATTATTTGATACTAACGGATACGATCTAACTTTACTTGAACAGCAGTATGCAGAAGTAAATACATCTGCTTATAATCACCGTTACAAATTAGCATTAAAATACCCATGGTTCACCTCGGATCCAATAGTAGAAGGAGCACACATTAACCACGCTTTACTATTTGAAAGAAAGGGTTATGCAGGGGTAGCTTTAGAGCAATTACAACACTGGGCTACTAAAACTCCTCTAGTACATAAACTCATAAGTATAAATCCAAAATGGGGGATTGACTTATCTATAGATTATGTTGATAGAGAAGGGAATGTTTTTGAAGTATTTCATTACGAATGGGACGGTTTTAATTATGACCTAGTGCTTCAGATGAAAGAGAAGATTGAAACCTTAGCATTAAATACAGACTGGGATGATGCTGCAAAAACACTTTTAAGTAGGAAATCTGAATGGAATTCATTATCTTTCTTTGAACAGAGCGATTGGAAATGTAACTTCTTTGGAATAGAACCAGAGAAATTCAAAATAATCATATGGAACAAAGAAAGTCAGATGAAATAAAACCTTATAAGGACTTAGAAACTACCAAAGAATACACTATAAGAGAATTTGGATCCAATATAGATCCGATACACTTAATGTGGCATAGGGATAATGAAGATAGAGTAGTTGAAGTTTTAGAATGCGGTAAAGGTTGGGGTTTTCAATTTGATGACGGACTTCCTTTTGAATTAGAACCAAACACATCTATATTTATATTAAGACACGACTGGCACCGGGTTGTAAAAGGTGAAGGAGTTCTACTATTAAAGATACATAAATCATGAAAGACAACATAAAGAATGTAATCGTAGTTTTGTTGGTTATTCTAGGTGGTGCTGTAGTATATTCCTTACATGTTAAGGATATGACAGAACTGCCAAACGTTGAAGGATACCAAAGAACAATCGATTCTCTGAACAACGCTATTCTTATTAACAATAAGGAGATTGCAAAATTTGATTCCTTAAATAAGTTACAGGAAAACAAAATTAAAGTAATAACAGCAAAATTAGGAAACACTGCAGCTTTAGCTGCTAAAGAACACAAACAACATGAAAAAGATATTAAGCGTATTGGTGTTATGTCTAATAATGATATCACCGCTCTATTCACAGAAAGCTTCGATTGATACTTGCTGTGTACCTTGTAATACACTAAGGAAAGCATTAATCATTAAAGAAGAAAGAACGTACTGCGGAAAGCAGTTAGGTTTTGCTAGAGATTCAATAACAGTCCTACAGCAAGTTATTCTACATAAAGACACTATTATATCTTTTAAAGATAGTACCATAGTAACTTATGTTAAAAATGAAAATAACTATAAGGGTATTATAACCAATAAAGACTCTATTATTAAAGAATACAAAAAAGCATACCTATCTCAGAGAATACAGAAATACATTGCATATGGAGTTTCTAGTATTATCCTTCTAGCAGGCATTTTGTATTAATTATGAGTCAAGATTTAAAAGCAATAATAAGGCAGGAGTATGTAAAGTGTGTCGTTGACCCGATACATTTTATGAAGAAATACTGCTACATTCAGCATCCACAAAGGGGTAGGATTCTATTCCATTTATACCCTTTTCAAGAAAAAGTATTAAAACACTTCCAAGATCACCCTTATTCTATCATTTTAAAGTCAAGACAGTTAGGTATTTCTACCTTAGGAGCAGGATATGCACTATGGTTAATGCTTTTTCACAAAGATAAAAACGTACTAACTCTTGCAACAACACAAGCAACTGCACGAAATCTAGTAACAAAAGTGCAGTTTATGTACGAAAATCTACCATCTTGGTTAACAGTACCGTCGGTAGAACACAATAAATTGTCTTTAAGGCTAACAAATGGGTCTAAAATACAAGCTAAATCATCAAATTCAGACTCTGCTCGTTCAGAAGCTGTATCATTACTACTGATTGACGAGGCTGCGTTCATTGATAACATTGCAGAGACGTGGGGAGCAGCACAGCAAACGTTAGCAACCGGAGGTGGTGCGATTGTATTATCAACTCCAAACGGAACTGGTAACTGGTTTCACCAGACCTGGGTGAGAGCAGAGGCTAGAGAGAATGATTTCTTACCAATTAAACTACCTTGGTTTGTGCATCCGGAGAGAGATGAAGCCTGGAGAGCTAGACAAGATGAACTTTTGGGAGATCCAAGATTGGCAGCACAGGAATGTGATACTGATTTTTCTACTTCTGGAGATACAGTCTTTTACGGTGAGTATTTAGAGTTCTACCAGCAGACGTACATTAAAAATCCTATGGAAAGACGTGGTGCAGATCAGAATTTATGGATCTGGGAACCAGTTGATTACTCAAGATCTTATATGGTAGTAGCTGACGTAGCAAGAGGAGATGGAAAAGACCATTCTGCCTTCCATATTCTGGATATTGAGAACAATGTACAGGTAGGGGAATACAAAGGACAGCTTGGAACTAAGGAATTTGGCCATCTATTAGTGGGTATTGCTAGTGAATATAATGATGCTTTATTAGTAGTAGAGAATGCATCTATAGGATGGTCAACCATTCAGACTATTATCGACAGAGGATACAGTAACCTGTACTATTCTCCTAAGAATGGTAATATAACAGCAGAGACTTACTTCGATCAATATGATCCAAACTCAAGTTTAGTACCGGGTTTTTCAATGAATTCAAGAACTAGACCAATTGTAGTAGGGAAATTCCAAGAATATATTAACGAGAAAGCAGTGACCATCCAATCTAAACGTTTACTCGAAGAGATGAAAGTATTTATTTGGAAGAATGGTAGAGCAGAAGCACAGTATGGTTACAATGATGACTTAGTAATGTCGTTTGGCACAGGAATGTACATTAGAGACACTGCTTTAAAGTTTAGACAGCAGGGAATGGACCTAACTCGTAATATATTAAACAATATTACAACTTCAAAACCGACTTATGAAGCTGCTTACCTACCTGCAAACGTCAGGAATCCTTATGAGATGGATAATGGTATAGGAGGAAAAGAAGATATAAGTTGGATTTACTAACTATTTATACTATATTAACAAGTAATAATGGCAGACACTAGTGTATTTTCGAGACTACGTAGATTATTTTCGACAGACGTAATAATAAGAAACGTTGGAGGTGATCAAGTAACAGTCGCTGACACAAACCAAATTCAAATGTCAGGAGAACTAGAGAATAACTCTTTAGTTGCCAGATACAATAGAATTTATACAACATCACCAACCTCATTATACGGGTATCAATCTTCTTTTAATTATCAGACTTTAAGAACACAGCTTTATTCTGAATACGATGCTATGGACACTGATGCAATCATTGCTTCAGCTTTAGATATTCTGTCAGAAGAATCAACTCTTAAGAATGATATGGGAGAAGTTCTTCACATTAGATCAAATGATGAGAATATACAAAAGATTCTTTATAATTTATTTTACGATGTTTTAAATATTGAATTTAATTTAAGCTGGTGGATTAGAAATATGTGTAAATACGGTGATTTCTTTTTGAAGTTAGAAGCTTCAGAGAAGTACGGTGTTTATAACGTAATTCCATTCGCAGCATTTAATATAGAAAGACAAGAACACTATGATCCAGAAAATCCAACTGCTGTTAGATTCAGGTATGATCCTGACGGTCTAGCTGCTGATACTTATGGATACTTTAAGACTCCTGGTCAGCACGATGCCAAATCTATCTATTTCGACAATTACGAAATGGCTCACTTCCGTTTATTAACGGATGTAAACTTTTTACCTTATGGTCGCTCATACATCGAGCCTGCTAGAAAATTATTCAAGCAGTATACTTTGATGGAAGATGCAATGCTGGTTCATAGAATTGTAAGAGCTCCTGAGAAGAGAATTTTCTATATGAACGTTGGAGGTATTCCACCATCAGAAGTAGAGAATTTCATGCAGAAGGCAATCTCTAAAATGAAGAGAACTCCTTATATTGACCAACAAACAGGTGAATATAACTTAAAATACAACATGCAGAACCTTATGGAGGATTTTTATATCCCTATGAGAGGAAATGATACTTCAACTAAGATTGAAACCTTGGGTGGGTTACAGTATGATGGTATTACTGACGTAAACTACTTGAGAGATAAGCTATTTGCAGCATTAAGAATACCAAAAGCATTCCTTGGTTATGACGAAAAGCTACAAGGAAAGGCTACATTGGCTGCAGAAGATATTCGCTTTGGTAGAACCGTAGAGAAGATACAGAGAATCATGGTTTCTGAGCTGTATAAGATAGCATTTGTGCATTTATACATTCAGGGATATAGAGATGAAGCATTAACTAACTTTGAATTATCATTAACAACTCCTTCTATCATTTATGATCAGGAAAGAGTAGCGTTATTAAAAGAGAAAATGGATCTTGCTAGCCAAATGATGGATTCACAGTTAATTTCTTCTGATTGGATCTATGATAATATATTCCACTTAAGCCAAGATGAGTATGATGAGATGAGAAACCTAGTTAGAGAAGATGCTAAACGTAAATTCAGACTATCTCAAATCGAAAACGAAGGAAATGATCCTCTAGAATCAGGAGAGACCTACGGAACTCCGCATGATATTGCAACAGCCTACGGTAAAGGTAGAGTTTATACTAGACCAGGTAATGTACCTGATGGCTATAACGAAGATGAACCGGAAATGGGCCGTCCTCAAGAGAAAGCATCGTTCATTAACGGTACTGAAGATCCTTTAGGGCAGGATAGACTTGGAAGACAGGCTAATAAAGTGGATGATCAAGAAAGCTACGGTAGAGATAAAACATCACCGTATGCTATGGAGGCTACTAAAAGACAATTCTCAAAATATACCAAGGTATTAGAAGAAATACCGGCTAAGAGAAGTATGATTTTTGAATCAGAAAAGAAGGCAGGTGGATTATTAGATGAAAGTCAAATTAGGGAATAAGATTTAACACATATTTATTAAAAACCATACATTGATGCAAGTCAAACACTCAAAATTTAAGAATACAGGACTTCTTTTTGAACTTCTGGTAAGGCAGATCACCTCTGATACGTTAGAAGGTAAGAATTCTGTCGCTATCAATATCCTCAAAAAGTATTTCGTTAATACGGAGTTAGGGAAAGAATATAAATTATATGAGCAATTGACTGCTTATAAGAACCTTAGTGAATCTAAGGCTGAGATGATCATTAATACCCTGGTTGAAACTTCAACTAAATTAAAAAGATCTGAAATCAGAAAACAGAAATACAATTTAGTTAAAGAAATCAGAGATGCTTACAATGTTGATAAATTCTTCAAAGCAAAAGTAACTAACTATAAGATTTTTGCAGCATTAAATAATTTAATTGAGAATCAATCCTCAGACGAAGTAATGCCTGAGACAGTGATTGGTAATAAAATGACTTTACTTGAGCATTTAACTAAAGCACCAATTGTAATTCCAACAGATGCACTTTTAGAAGAGTATAAAGGATACAGTAAAGATTTAAGGGGCTTAACTTATAAGTTACTTTTAGATAAATTTAATGAAAAGTATGATTATCTTAACTCACAGCAGAAAGCAGTATTAAGAGAAGTTATTACAGCTGTAGATAGTACAGATAAATTAAAAGACTATTACAATACAAGAATCACAGAGGTTAGAGAAACTCTAAAACAGAAGATTAAAACTAATACAGACAAGGTAATGCAAATTAAACTTGTGGAAGTTTTAAAGTATGTTAAGCCTCTAACTAAGACTGATAAGGTTACTAACGATTGCATCATTGATTTACTTCAATATTACGAGTTAGTAAACGAACTATAAGCATGACAGTTAAGGAATTCAGACATCAGCTTAAAGAACTTATCGAGGAAGAATCAACCTCAGGAGCAGCTGGTGGATATATGACCCCTAATGCTTTTAACCCTAATAAAAAAGCTAACGGAACTTCTAGGAACTACTACCTTAAACAAGGTTATAAATTAGTAGATAAAGCTAAAGTACGAAAAGCAGCAAAGGGTATGGTGTACACAGATCTTTGGAAATAAACAACCCCTATTTATAACATATGAAAAGCCTACAAAACGAATACAATTTGATTAAAGAAGGTAAAGGCAATAAAGAGCTTTTTATTAAAGAAGCTAGAACCTTATTCCCTAATATAGTAACAAACGTACTTACCTTTGATCAATCAATACACAACTTAGCCGAAAGGGGAATCATCTCTGAAGGTTTTACTGGAGAATTATCACAGAGAGAAGGTGAACCTAACTGGTTTAAAATCTTTAGTGAAAATACAGAAGCAGTTAAAGCTACTTTAAAAGATACAGATAAGTCAGCAGTAAAAAAAGAGACTGCCGGATATAACTACGAAGATAGAAAAAATAATAACAACCTTTCAACAGAGGAAATCTTAAACGGATACTATGTTGAAATGAAAGATCCTAAAAATGCAGATAAGACAGAACAAGAACTTAAGAATATTGTATTTAAAAACCTTGAGAAAGATCCATTATTCTATGTTAAGAATGCAGCCTTTGGTATTAAAGGCATCGGATATTCTGAAGATCATCCTGGTTTAGGTCCAACAAAAGAAGTAACAGGTAAATATAAATCATCTGGAATGGAACCTGTAAAATTAAATGAAGCAATGTACGGGAGTTCTGACGGAGATTATGAAGCAGATCAAGAAGCTGAGCAGATGGCTTACTACTATTATGATAAAGGTCTTGAAGCCTATAGTGAAGGAGACTTTTTAAGAGCAGATAGATATTACACAACTGCTTTAAGGCACGGAAGTTACTTAGGGTTCACAGAGGTAGATTTGACCCCCTACAGTGAAGTATCTCTAAACGAATCTAAGCATGGAGATGAAGCTGAGTTAGGGATTCTTAAATCAGAATTAAAGATGCTGAATAAAATCAAAACAACAGCTGAAAGACATACTAAAAGAAAAGCTGAGTTAGAGAAGAAAATCGCAGACTTAGAAGCCAAAGAAGAGCCGATAAAGGAAAATACTAACGAAATCCCACAAGCAGATTGGCAGTTTGTTTATGACTGGGTAAATTCACATGCAACAAAATGGGCTAATAAAAACGGTATTAATAACGCAGGAGCCTTAAAAAGCATGTTTACAAAAGATACTCCTTCTAATATGATTAGTATTATTGATAGAGAGACAGATGGTAAATTCGGACAACTTCCAAAAGTAAAACGAATGTTTACAATGCCAGAAGGAGAACACAAAACAAAGAATAACATGGAAAATAAAACAACACTTTCAGAAGCTAAGAAAAGAAGAATAGATAAAGACCTTGCCGAAATTGATAAATTAGGTGAAGTTGCTGCTATTGAATATAAGATGGGTAAGATTCAAGAAAAGATTGAAGAGCTAAAAAACAGATTAACTATGACCGAAAGTGATGACATGAAAGAGATGGTTGATAAAAAAGCAGTTAAAGAAATTAAGAATGATATTGCTTACCTTGAAAAGACAAAGAAAATGTACGAAGCTAAAAAAGCTAAAGCAGCTAAAAGAGTTTCTGGTGATACAGTAAAACCTCAAGCAGTAGGCGGAGAAGAAGTACTTGATGAAGCTAAAGCTCCTATGTGGGAAGAAGCTATGAAAAGCGTATTGAAGAAAAGAGGATATTAATAATGAACAAAAACTTACTTATTGAGACTATCTCATTTAACCCAAGACCCTTGAGCCTTTCTGAAGGAAAAAGCCAGAATGGCTTACCACTTGTAGAGGGTGTTCTAGCAACTGCCGAAATAAAAAACGGTAACGGTAGGTACTATAGCAAGAAAATTTGGGACAGGGAGATCAATAAGTATATGGATTCAATAAAGAATAACAGAGCAGTTGGTGAATTAGATCATCCGGAATCTTCTGTTATTAACCTTAAAAATGTTTGTCATAACATCAAAGACATTTGGTGGAACGGTGATCATATTATGGGTAAAATTGAAATCCTACCTACTCCTTCTGGGAATATTTTACAAGCATTAATTAACTCCGGTATTACCGTTGGTGTATCATCAAGAGGAATGGGCTCAGTAAAACAAATGGGAGAAACATTAGAAGTACAGGACGATTTCGAGCTACTATGTTGGGATTTCGTATCCACACCTTCAAATCCGGGATCCTGGATGACTCCTTTGAATGAAAGTTTAAACAAAGCAATCAAAAATAACAATAAAGCAAACGATATTATCAGAGAGATCTTATGTGCTCACGGTAATTGCCCAATATTTTAAACTTTTTAATAATAAAACTTTTAAGACCCTCTAAAAAAAATAGAGGGTTTTCTTTTTTTAGTAAAATAGCTCTATTTATGAATATATGTGCCGGTTCTGAATACGGTACTAAAAATTATACAGAACAATTATTACGCTCTTATTAATAAGCGTACTTCCCAAACAAAAATTATTATTAGGAAAAAAATGACAAACAGAGACTTGTTAAAAGAAGCGATTGCTGATGCAAAAGCGGTTAAAGAAGTTGCTATCACTAATGCAAAAGCTGCGTTAGAAGAAGCCTTTACACCACATTTAAAATCAATGCTTGAACAAAAATTAACAGCCATGGATGAAGATGAAGATGATTATGTAACAGACAAATCTGAAGTAGAAGATGAACCATTTGGTTCTCATAAAGCTGCTAAGGTGTCTGATTACAAAAAAATCGGAAACGAAGACGATTACATCGACGAAGACATTGACTTAGAGGAACTCTTAAGAGAACTTGAAGGTGAAGATGCAGAAGAATCTGAAGAAGATTTAGAAGATGCTGCTGACGACCTAGAGGATGCTGAAGAAGAATCTGAAGAAGATGAAGAGTTGGATTTCGACAACATGACTGCTGAAGATTTAGAATCATTCATTGAAAAAGTGGTAGACGAAATGATTGCTGCTGGTGAACTTGAAGGAGGACACGAAGGCATGGAAGACGAATCAGGTGCAGGAATGGACATGGAAACCATCACAGACAAAGAACCAATGCAAAAGCCAGGAAAAATGATGGCAGAAGGTCTAGATGTAGTACAGATGGTAGTAGATGCCGGAGTAACTAATTACCACACTGCTCAATTAATAGCTGGTGCATTAGGTGCTATGGGTATTGGAGCTGCTGGATTAACGATTGCAGGAATTAAAAAACTTGTAAACGCTATGAAAGGATCTAAAGGAATGGATGAAGCCGATCACGAAAGTGAAATGGAAGAAACTCACCACATGAATCATGATGCTGAACTTGAAGAAGCTTTCAACGTAATCAACACACTAAAATCAGAATTAAACGAAATCAACCTTCTTAATTCTAAATTACTTTACACTAACAAAATTTTCAAAGCTAAAAACTTATCAGAAGCACA